TCCCTACGTTGTCCATTGGGATAGTCGGGGTCTTCATGCACGATGCGCACCTCCGCTTTGAGCGTGCCGACTTCCAAGTTACCACCTTGTATGAAACATGATGCGGTGCCGTCTGCGTTGACCTTGCAATTGGTCAATGCTCCATTCTCACGGCCACATGTGTATCTGCCACCGCCTGTGCTTGTGAATATCACCGTGAAGTCACCATCGGGGAAAGGCTTGCCCTCCCCATCCGTCACCAACCGAAGACGTACGAAGAAGTCCTCGTTGTAATTCTTTCTTGCTAGCGGAGTTAACCCGCGGTTATTGTTGCAATTCATTATGTCGTGGTGCATTATTCCTTTACAAATTTAGATAATAGATACTTGTTGGGTATTTTGTTAAGGTGAAATTAATGTTTTTTATCTATAGGTTATAAAGACACGCAAAGAGATTATATTGCAATTACTTTATGCAAATTTGACTGAATTTTCAGTCATACTCTAATAATTCTGTTCCATTAAGCAATATCCATATCCCTTGAATATTCACCATCTGGAGGATGCCACCATATTTACAAGTGATTTTCGAAGCATAGTATTCCGTTACAAGTACACCATTAGGAACGCTTTTATTTGGGCACAGAATATTTCCTTTAATATATCCGCCACTCATACGAGTTGTATGTGGAAATAGATATACGTTGAGGAACATACCATTGAATGACGTTTCGCTTGGAAGAACGAGTGCGTCGTATAAAGACCCCATTGTAATATTGGTAGGGTCAGAAATCTTCAATACATATTCACCTGTTATACCTTTCCTTATTTGTGCAAGTGAAACAAATGGGATAAATAGGTTTTCTGCTTTTAACATACCAGTAAATCCGCCCTGCGCCATTATTTTTCCATTGACCCCATCAAGCCATACCGCTCCGTTCTTTGATTCTAGTCTATTATTTCTAAATGTCCATCCTGCAATTTCAGCATTTTCGGCCAATAGTAGTCCCGTAGCTACGCTGTCGAAGGATGCTCCAAAAGCGTTCCATTTGTTGTTGTCGGTAGGCTCAACACCCTTAATCTCACCAGCGTCTGTTCGACAGATATAGTAAGCGTTACCGAACTTGCAAGCATCCACTCGGTAGCGATTACCATAATACGTCATATCTGCACTATACACTCCACGGTATACTAATGCAGGAGAATTTCCATCCTCGCCATCATTCCCATCATGTGCTGTTATCCTGACTGGCTCGCTCCACGGAGAAAGTAATGCCCCGTCAAATGATTTTTTTGCAGATGTTAACCAAAGGTATTCAAAACGTCCAATGGAAGGTTGTGTTAACTCCCATCCCGCAGGGGTAGACACATTTTTTGTCAATTCAGGCGCTTTGATTGTAGACCCATTTTTTGCAAACCTATACTCTTGGAAATCCGCTGCCATTTCCTTTATATTCGGTGTATAATTGGAGGCTACCTTACCAATCTCTAGTTTCGGCCTACATACCTCACAATAATTCATTTGCCCCGTCATCGGCGAAGGTAATAATCTAATGAGTGCATATTGTTCGGTAGTAGGAGATAAGTTTTCGCGTGTTTTAAACGTTACGATATGACGACGCCATACATCAGTATCATTTGGCGTGAAATCTATGCCTAGGTCGGTTCGTGCATTTTTCACTTTTCGACCATCATCAATAATCATCGCTGTATCTATTGCTGATGGATACACGAATAGCTGCGTACACCACGATAGATTGACTAGTCGCACCCAGTTGAGAGTCGCCTTGCCATCACGTGGAGCATTTTCGTTATGAAGGTATGCAGTCATTAGATACTCGCCATCACGTGGCACATCAGCAAAATCTAAAATCGTAGTGCTATCGGTGATAGTATCTATTTGTATTGTTTTCTGCCAAGTGTGTGCTGGGTTGTAAATTTTCAGCAACAATACTTTACCATCCGTTTTTGCACGGGCGTCTATACGACCATTAATTTCCAATCTATAGCTTTGTGTGTAGAATAGGTATAATCTTTGCTGAGCAAATCCATATTGATTACTTGTTTGATTTATAATCTTTTTACGAGCACCACTCCTCTCCCAATACGATAGAGTGTACCATGTTGCTGGGTTTAGTTTAGTCGTGCCATTACCGATAACTGTTTGTTGTAAGACGTCGCAATATTTTTCTTCAGAATATCGCTTATCCGTACTAATAGTGTACGCGTTAGAACCATCTTTACCCGCGATAATGTTATCGCTAGTTTTGATAGCCTTCCACATGCTCATTTTAGGTATGCTCTCAAACTCGCTCTGTTCTAACAGGTTTTCATTCGATTGTGGTAATACCGCCCATAGTTTAGGAGTGCTCCAATTGCCCCATACTCCATTGTCGCCCTGCTTACGTGTACACACGTATTCGAATGGATATTCGGACGTAACGCCCGAGGGGTTGTCCGTCCATCCGCTGGGCACATGCCCACTGGTATTCTGCAAGGTTGGCGTGGCTGGTACGACCTCAAAGTCCGTGCGCTGATAGATGTATTCCACACCCTTTCCGTCCTTGCCCCTTTGCCCTTGGGCTATTACCGCCCAATATCCTACCTCAGTAGGCAGATGACCTTTTGACGGTGTCTTATGCACATATCGGTATGTCGAATAGTTACCGTCAACAAGGCATGTCACCTCATCGCCATTGTAATAGGTATTGGCGGCATCGTAATCACCACGGAAACACCCGATAGGGGCTTCGTCCCCCGATTGGCTCTGCACGATTGTACCACGTATTCTTAATTTGCCATCTCCATCAACATTGTATTGCAGTTTGTCTCCAAGTTTCAACGCATCGGCTAACATGTCGAAATAACTATTGCCATCACCGCTTACAATCTTGTCCGTGGTGATGCGCCCTGGCAGAACCTCGGTATAGCCATATAGTGCCGTGAAGCTTCGGTCTCCCTCATGCTCGCTGTTCAGCACGCCTACGAGAAAGTGGTAGTAGCTGTTGTCTTCCTCCATGCGTACAGCACGCTCGGATAATGTGAAAGTGGCGTTGAGGCCGTTGCGTTCAGCCTTTACATATAGATAGTATGGTGTCGATGTATTGTCGAGCCTTGCGCTGATGTACTCCACCAGCGTCCAATATCGGTATTCGATAGGCTTGTGCTGGGGGCTGATGGACTTGATGCCAAGCGTGAGGTGCTGTATCAGCCTAGCGTTGACTGACAACTGCTTGCTCGTGCCGTTATATGTGATTTTTGGCGACACGGTTGTGGGGTTCGTGCGATTGTTGACAAATCTGAATTGCAGGCTTTCGTCGCCCACAAGCATCTGCATTGTGCGAATGGCAATAGGCGTAACTTTGTCGGTGAAACCCTCCAATAACGAGCGTTCGAGCAATTCCATCGTTTCTTTCGCATCGCGGAAACGCCTCTTGGTATACTGCACAATCTCCCTCTTGGTGTCTGCAAGAGCCACCTCTTGGTTGTCAATCTCCCTAAGCTGCGAACCGATACCCTGCGCGGACACGGTGTTGGAAATCTCGATAGTGGGAGAATAAGGGTTGGTAAGGAAATCCTTTATGCCCGTAATCCGTATATCCACGCCATCCTTGGCGAATTGTGTGTCAGAAAAGCGGATATAACCTCCTACTTTTAGGTATCCGCCCACATTGACCCAATTGCGTTTGGCGTACAGGCCTTGCAGTGTGCCTGTGAACGTAAACTTCGGGTCTTCATGCTCGCGTAGGTGGCGTGCAGCCTCCCTTAGCATGTCCCAAGACGCGCCCGACTTCGTGGCATTGTCGCACACGTAGGCATCGGGCAGCATGCAGCCGAATATGGCATATGTGTCGCCCACTTGCGGCTTGAACGTTTCATTCGGCATCGTTACGCCGTCTATCTCTTGCGGAACAAGTTCAAACCTCTTGTCCGTGTGCTTGTATTTCAGTTCAAACTCCTTGCCAGTGCCTGCCAGCATCCCGCTTTGGAAGATTATGGTCATATTCTCGCCAACGATGATGTACTTATTATAGTCTAGGCTGTCGGGGATGGTGTTGTCCACGATGTCGTAGAAGTTCTTTTTCTTGTTGACCACATTGACAGCCGTCACCTTGCCCACCCTTGACGGGTAGATTTCGGAACAGTCCAAGCTGTCTTCCTTGACCGCATCGGAAACCTTGTCCACGCGCTCGACATATATGCCCTTATCGTCCGTGCGATACGTGCGACCGTCATATTCCAGCGTCTGCTCTTTGGGTAGCAGCAATTCGGCCGAGCCGTACTTGGAGCGGTCTATATTCTTGTCGCCACCCTGTACATACAGCCTCTTTATCGGCTGCTCGTTGCTTGCCGTAGTACGGCCGACCCCAGGGATGAAACCCTTGCCCTTACCATACGACAATGGCAGGGGGCTATCTTTGAAGTATTCGACCTTGTGCAGCGATATGACGCGGTTCACTATCTCCCATTCGGTCTTGAATGCCTCGGCCACATCCTGCAATGCTGCATCGATATATGCGTGGTTGAACTCCACCGTCTTTTCCTTGGCATCCAAGCAATCACCGACAGACCACACGTCCACACCCTCGCGCTCGTTGAGGTTTTTGACGATTTCCTCCACAAACTCGCGTGGTTTGGCGCACATCGACCATTTCAGTCGGTGGTCGACCGAATTACGAAACTTGTAATCGGCCAACTTGTCTTCGTCACCGCCCATATTGAGCGTGTACTCAATGTTGCGCAAGCCATTCTTCTTGATGTCTTGTGCCTTGTGCAGGCGGTATTTTTCGCCCATATACTCGCACCATGTGCCGATGGGGAACTCGATGTATTCTGTCAGCGAGAACTTTAATACTAGTTGAGGTTTCGCCATCAGCGCGCGATAGCGGTAGCTGCTGTCGCTCTCTTGAACATCCTTGGACTTGTCATTATAATGTAGCGTAATCATATCTTCGGGTATTGAATGGGTTTTATCATACAGCGTGCCATGCGGTGAAAGTCAGCGTAATGGTAAACTCACACCATACGCGCGTTTGGCGCAATATTTCGAACTTGGAAATCGAACAGCCCTTATAATGGCAGTCGTACTCCATCTTCACGTCGGGGCATCTGAACTTGCGGCTGTCGGGTTTCAATAGGGCTGCAAAGAGACTGTCATAACGTCTCCAAAACTCGGCTACGGTATCGGCCTTAATGAGCAGGCTAACGGCCACGTCCTTTGATTGGAACTTGACGCTCTCGGCGTCGTACGTCACGCCTGCGACATTGGGGACGCTGACCGACAAGGCAGACTGCACGTTGGGCAATTTGCGCACGGCCATATCCGTGCCGTCCAACACGTATGCGCCGAATTGCGAGAAGTCCACGCCGTCTAGGGTGTAGCCCGATTGGGTGACGCCACTCTTCCCCTTGGGGTAAGGGTTACCCGTTGGCACTTTGGGGAAATCGTCCGAAAAGGAAAGGGTTATCTTTCCTACCTTGACGTTCCTTGAAAATGCGTTATTGGTGGTCATCCGTAGACGGTATGACCTATTCAATTCGACAAACCTAAATTCATGGTAAGCACCATTGGACAAGTCGTTGAATAGAAGTTCCGCACGCTTAGCGTCCACGATGACAAGGGGCAGTTGTACGGCCTTTGCATCCAGCACGGGGGCTGTCAGATCCACCTCCTCTCCGTCATGCTCTGGCCACGTGATGGCGTCCAGCTTCTTGAACACAGGCATCTGCACAAGCCCTTTCAACCCCTGATTCTCTACGAATATGCCATACTTGACGTATGCATCTGTGCCGTCTATGAATAACTTGCCTTTCATCCTGCTTATCTCAATATTAGCGCGTTGTCTGATGTCTTTACTTCAACGCGCGACATTCTGTCCTTGCCCACACTCACCACGGAATATCCCGATGCGTTGACCGTGGCTTTTGCCCCAAACATTAACCGCACCTTGTAGGCGCGTGTCAGCGTGAAATTAAGTGTGGCGCGCGTATCACCGATAAGAAAGACCCTTTCGGGGTCTGTGAGCGTGACGTCTCCGCAATCGATGTACACGCCTTTCTCTTCCACTCCGTATTTCTTGAACTTACGGAATGTGTCTAGGTCGGGGTACGCGTTTTTCATAACGAACTCCAAACCCTGCGGTGTGAACAGCTGTTCAATCAGCTTGTCAAGCGTGCGCCCCTCGAAAGTGTCGCATGCCCCCATGCCCTCAACCGTCATTGTCACCTTGTCTACAATATTCATAATTCCTATGTTTTAATCTTAATCCCACGTGTGGCGATGTCGTCTAGGCTATCGTCCATGCTCTTCATCCGAGCGTCCATCCTTTCCAGTTTAGCGTTGGCTGCGTCAGTGTTGCGCTCAATGCCAGTTACATGCGCAAGGATAAGGTTGCTCGTATTGTTCAATTCGGCCAATCCTTGCACAAGCGTGAACGTGTGTCCTTGGATGGTGGTTAACCGCGCGTTATTCTCGTCCACACTCTCTTGTGATGCGGTGGCGATGCCCTTGCTCGTCCCCTCGCGGTCTGCGATGTTTTCCATCGTGCCCTTGATGGACGGAGGTAGGGATTGCCAAAAATTGTTGAATGTGTTGCCGAGGTTGTCCAAGTCGCGGGAGAAGTCGTTCATCGAGTTCATGACGGCATTACTGCCATTCTTGAAGTTCCCTTTGTCGTCAAACCACACTTTCTTATATTTATTGAAGAGGACTCCAAGTGGCTCTTCCAGTGCTTCCTTAATGGCCATCCTCTTAACGATGTCGGCTATTATGTCCTTAACTTTGGCGTGCCAAGCGTCCATCGCGTCCTTGCCTTGCTCTACCGCATCAAAGAATGCGTTACCGAGTTCCTTGGCGAGGTCTTCGGCCGTGTGTCCGATAATGGTTTCCAGCACTTGGTTGATGACCTCTAGTGCTTGGTTGCCCAGTTCCTTTATCTTGCGTCCCCATTCGGAAATTTTACCATCATCACTGCTTTTTTTGCTCTTCTCCTCATCAATCTGTCTCTGAATAAGCGCCTGTTGGTTAATAAGGTTCTTAACTCTATCTTTCGCCTCCTCGAACGACTTAGTACCAAGTGCTTTGTTCGCAGTATAATCCAATTGGACATACGTGTCAGTAAGCTTCTCAACGGTCTTCTGGTATGCTATTACGTCTCGTCTTGCCTCCTCTGTAAGTGCATTAACCCATCCTCTAAGCCCATGTCCTTTACTTATTGCTCCATACATGTTATTGACCTCTACAGTCGCCTCTTGGTACACTTGTTTTAACCGCTCTACGGCATCGCCCGTATTCTTCTGTAGGCGTACGGCCTCGGCGTTGTCCAACTCCCATTGTAGCTGGTCGATACGCTCTTGCAGCCTGCCTATCTCTTTTTCTTTGCTGTCGTCGTTATTGAAGAGGTTGGCAATTGCCGTAGCCACCTGCAAGGCTGCCGAGATAACCGCAAGGATAACCGATGCCTTTTCAATGGTCGATATGGCAGTAGCACCCGTAGCAGCTGCGGTTGTAGCACCTGTAGCAGCTGCCGACACGGCCTTTTCCACGCCTGAAGCTACACCCTTGCCAACATCACCGATGGAATGGATGACGGAGGAGGTCGCATCGAACACCTCATTGGTGAAGTCTAGTGCCTTGGCAATGCTTGCCGATACGTCGGCCGAGAATACAGAGGCGAGGTTCTTGGCTTGCGCCCCAACCTTATTCACTACATTGCCAACATTACGGAGGTTGGAGGCGAACGTGCGGTACGCGTTGGTGATGCCGTTACGCGCGTTGACAGTACGCCTTTCGGCAGACAAGACCCTTTCTTGTGCATTCGCACGGCTGTTCTCGGCTGCCACAAGCCTCTCGTTTGCCTCTACCATCTCCTTGCCAAACGCCAATAGTTTGCCGTCATCGACCTGTTGTTGGATGATAGTCCGATTGAACAAGGCTTCGTTATATTCTTGTTGCGAAGCCGTCAGCTCGTCTTGTGCCACTTTCCACTCGGACATGGCGTTGGTAAACTCGACCTTTGACCGTCCTATGTCATCTAGGCTCTTATGCAGCGCGGTGAACGGATTGCGGTTGGCTATCTCGTCCTCCATCTTGCGCAGTGCCTCTTGGAAGTCCTTTATCTCCGTGCCCGACATACTGCCCTTATTCTGCTCGAAGTAGGACTGCACCTTGTCGCGGGCGTGCGCCAAGGTGGAAATCGACTGTTTGGAAAGGTCGCCGAACACGCCCTCCCAATTGATGGACTGCTTGAAATCCTCCGATGCCAGCTTGGCCAATGCCTCTTTCATCTGCTTGGATGCGTTCTTGGCGTATTCGGGCGGTACGTCCGCCATCTTCTTTTCCCACTCGCGCTGCAATTTCTCCAATTTCTGTGCGGTCGTTCCGTATTGCTCCACCATAGCGTCAGCATGCTTTTGGCGCACCTCTGCCAATTGCTTTTCTCCTTGCTCAACAATGTTGTTCTGCACACGATAGTACTCGGCATTTATCTTCTTGTCTGCCAGCAGGTCTTTCATGTGGTCTTCGGCCGTCTTCTTACCCGTTTCCGACTTTGCCCAACCGCTCTCGGTAGCCCCCTTGCGCGCCATGTACAACTCTTTCATGGACTTCATGCGCACTTCGGCCAATTGTCGCAGCTGGTCTTCCCACGCCTGCTTTTTCTTCGCAGTGTCGGCCTTTATCTGCTCTAATTCCTTTTCCAGTCCGTCTTCACGGACGTTCAAAGCGTGCTCGTTCACCTTGTCGGTGGCGTTGCGCTCGTATTTCTCCACGGCTGCCACCCATTCATCGTTAGCCGCCTTTATCTGCGCCAAGGACTTTTCCTTGTCGAACTTGTCTCCCTTGGTATTCTTGCCACCTTTGCCACTATCGGCCTTGACGTTGGCTTTCTTCATGCTCTCTGTGTAGGCCTTGGTAGCCTCATCCTCAATCTTGATGAGGTCGGCAAGCTCCTTTTGTTTGGCTGTAATTGCGTCCTTGCGCTCTTTCTCGGCTTCCTTTCGTGCCCGCTCCTTATCTTTCTTGTACTGCTCGTCAGATTTGTTCGTAATATATGCGTTAACGCCTATTATACCCCCCGACGAGTAACTTACGGTCTTGCGTGATACCTCCCTTGGCTTGATGGGGTTATTTTGTAATTCAATGAGTTCTTTCTGTTTTTGCTTAGCCATATCGAACGCCGCAGCTGCACGAGCCTGCGCCATCAACGCAGCCACAACATCCTTGGATTTGGTTATCAGGTAGTTGTTGGCGTCATTGACATTGCTAATCTGCACGCCTAACCCGTGGAATGCGTCTTGGTTGTCCTTGATGAACTTCTTCTGTGCGTTCAAATTCCCACCCAGTGACTTGTACTCGCGGCTTAGCTTGTTATATATTGTGATTTGGTCGGCGACTTTTTCAGCCACCGCCTTATTGAACTCTTCCTGCTTCTTAATTGCTTCGTCGTAAGCCTCTGTTGCCTTTCTCTTTGCCGAGGCGGATTTGGCGGCCAATACGCCTACGGCCGTCGCAATTGCAGCCACGGCTGCTGCAATCCATCCCCACACGGGTATGGACTTGATGGCGAGACCTAACGTACGGAACGTGCCCGCCAGCGTGAGGTTGGCCTTGGCGTTCGTGCCTGCCGCAACTGTATTAACGGCTTTATTGGCCGTGTCCGCCGTCTGTGACGCTGCGCTTTGACTAGATGCTGCTGATACTGCCTCCTTAGACGCAGCATCAGCAGTATTGGCGGCTGCATTCTGTGCAACGACTGCCGTGTTGGCCTCTGTTGCTGCCGTTTCGGCCACTTGCGCCACCGTACTCTCTGCCGTTAGCTTGTTCCACCATTGTTTCAGCCCGTTAAGCGTAACCAATGAAAATGCGCTGTCCTTATTCAGCGTCTGCTGCACCTGCTGCAATCCCATCGTGATGCCCATGAGTGACTGCACTTTCAACATTATCTTGTTGAGTTCCTCATTTTCACCTGCGAACAAACCCACCGCTCCTTGTGCAGCGGAGAATGCGCCCGAAAGCCCTCCCAATCCCTGTATAAGGCCTGCTATATGCTGCTCGTCATTGGCTAACACTTTTCCTTGCGCTTGAATGTCGCCCTGTATGTCCGTTAGACGGCCAAGTTCGCTAACTAGACGCTTATAAGCCTCGCTCTGTTGGTCAATGCCATTGGCAACCAATGTAGCCATCTCTTCCCTTAGGGCGCGTATCTGTCCACGCAGGGAAACATGTTGCGATGCGGCTTTCTGCGCCTGCTCAGCCTCAGCCCTCATGCGCTGTTCAACCTTAGCAAGAGAGTCTGCGGTCTTTTCCGCCTCCGCGATGACTTTCTTGCGAGCATTGATAACCTGCCGTATAGCATCGCGTTCTTGGCGATAGCCTTGCATCTGTTTCGCGTCGCCCTTTTGGGCGGCCTTATTAGCTGCCGTACCAAGTCTCTTGTATTCCTCTTCCAAGTCACGGATGGCGGACTTGTTGGCATCGACCACGCGGTCTACCTCGATAAAGCCCTGCTGTATGGTGTCCAGCGTTGAGGCTGCATTGCTCACCACGTCGATATTGACGGTAGGGATGTCGGTCAATAAGTCGTGCATGCGCTTCGCCTGCTCGCCAACCTCTTGCCCCATTTCCTCTGCAATTTCTGCTAGCCTTTTCGCGCCTGCTTCCGCCCCCGACATGTCAATAGCGGTGCCGATGTATAATGTGCCGTCCGTGTTGTTGTTCATACTCTTATAGTCTCTTCGTCTGCAAAATCATTGAATAGGTCTGGGTTATTAGCATCCTTGGTCTCATCGTACGGTAGAGCGTCTCCGTCGTTGTCCTCATCCTTGGGCATCGGCATCGCGCTGCTGTATAGTATGGCATTCTGATAGCTGATGTCGTACAAGGCCTGCTTGTCGGTGATGCCGAATGTCTTGGCGATGCCCAATACCGTAGCCCAAATGCTGTCGTTTAGACCACTTCCCTTGTTGGTTTTAGAATGTTTGCCTCGCTTAGGGAAGTGGTAATTGAGAAAAAACTACCTAACTCCATATCTTTAAGTCGCTTAACAATGACATCAAAGAGTATGGAGGGGCGCACCTCCTCCAATATTAGGCGAGCCAATTCCGATTGTCGGTCAATGGTTCGCTTGATGGTGTATTTCTTATTGAAGATGCCCCACACGCGCTTTTTGCGTGTCTCCTCGATTTCCTCGGTCAACCCCTTAGCACCTAGGATGAGTACCGCGCAGATGTCGCCCAAGGCCTTGAAGTGGCGCGCATGGTGTAATACGGAGTTGAATATTTTCTCATTAGGCACGCGCTCGACAATGGGGAGCGTTGACACCAACTCTGATACGAGGATGAGAGTGGCCACCGACGGAGGTGCAATCTCATAGGCCTTACCACCTATCTCGATGCTCCCTATATTCTTTTCAAGGATAGCTGCCGCTACCTTTCCTTCTATCGTCTGTATTTGTTTCATCATTCGTTTACTAATTGTTTGGCGGGGATGCGGGAGTTGAACCCGCGAACTGCCGTCATGAACGTAACAGTCTGCCTCTAATCCTAATCCCCAATAAGCGGTCTAACCTCCCTACCGCAAGGGGCTGTCTGTTCCAGCCGTTAACTAAATAAACCAAATGAAGAAAAAAGTCATCCTTGCGACAATCCGCTACGACCAATCGGACGCAACCACCTTGAATTTCTTGTACAGTTCGCCGTCGTCACACGCTAGGATTTTGAAAGAGAGGTCGACATATTGACCCTCTTCCTCCGACGAACCAGGTTTGAACGAGACGTGTGTCTTTCTTGCCTTGATGCCCGTTGCGCCGATATTCTTAGGCGTGATTTTGACCGAGAAGTAATCCGAAACCACGTTCGACTTGACCGTGAGTTCCTTTTTCGGTGTGTCAATGGCCGCGCCCGTAAACATGGATTCGGTCTCGAAATCCATCTCCTTAACGCGCGTGGTGATGGTGATGATGGGTTCGCCCTCTTCCTCGGCTACCACAACGCCACCTGACGCCTTGGCCGTGAGTTTCTCACCCTCTTCAACCGAAATCGTGGTAGATTTGTCGTTGATGATGCCAACCGACTTGAGTGTGGTCGCCATTGCGTCGTTTGCACCCGTCTTGCCAACCTCAACCTTACACTTCGACCACGACATGATGATGCTTTCTTTTGCCATAATCTTATATTTTTATTGTGAATTAATCAGATGATAATCTATAGAATTTTAATCTCGCTGTAATAACGTGTTGCTCTATTTCCTCCACTGCCATAGTACTTGGTGATGTATCGGCGAGGATGCGATATTCGGTGTTGCTATTATCCCTTATGAGCTCTTGTATCAGGGCTTGTAATTCACCGATGCGAACAAGGTTTGCAACCTTTCTTCCAGTATTGAGATATGGCACGTCTGGGACATAAATATTAACTAACACTACGCCAGTCTGAACCTGTTCGTCAAGCCCAGCTAGGAATTTGACAACCAAATCTTCGGTGTGCGCATTATCGGGGCGCATGTCCGCGCGGTAAATGCCACCCTTGATAGCTTTGCCCAACACGCCATCCTTAACGAGCGTGTAGAAGTCTCGTTCAACCTGTTGTTCAGTCTTAATCATTTCTTGTTCTCGACTATTCCGTATAATAGCTGCTTAACCAAGCTTTCGGCCAATAAATCAGCTGAAGTAAGTACATCCTTATGGTGAATGTTTTCTACGTAGGCTGCGTATCGCATTCCAGCACATACAATCAAAACTATTCCTCGTGGATATTTAGATTTGAGACTAGACATAAGGGTTTCGGCCGCCGCAACACCTTGTGCACCATTTCCCCCAACCTTTATTGTTCGGATTGTGCCATCAGATAGCTTTACAGTGCGCTTACCAGTGGCAACGGTTACGCCAGCAGGCTTTCCCCCCATAATGGGGCTGCCATCTTTGAGCACTACATATCCTATTGAAGAGCGCAAATTGCCAGTCCTATCCCCGTAATTGCCCTTTTCGCGTGCAATCTTCACACATGCTTCGCCAATGTATACCAACTGCTCGATAATATGGTTTGCTATGTCATCGATTTTGGCTTCCAACCCCTTGTGAAGTTTCATTATATTGGTTTTGTTAACCAATACGCCTTTATAGTCCTTACCCATAACTAAACCATTATCTGTGTGCGCCCTACGGTGGTAAGAGGCTCGGAACTCAACACTCGGTATTCGCCCAGTTCCTCTCCGTGACGCTCCAACTTGACGCGGACGTGCGGAAAAGGCATGACCTCAACCAAGATGAGGAAAGACGCTTGGCGAAACTCACCATCCTCGTACTTTCCCTTGCGAGTGTCCGAGTTGGTTTTGATTGAACAAGGGATGGGCACACTCCATGTGCTCTGCGCGATGTCGGCCACCTCGCCCCACTCGTTCAACCCTCCGCCATTGGGCATCTCGTACCTAAGAGTTCCGTTTGTCCTCATACCATCATATTACCATAAGTGTGTGCCATCCTCAATAGTCGTAGCTTCACCGCCCAATACCTCGTCTACGTCAACTCCATAAACGCCACACCAATATTTGATGCTGTTCCGTATCGCATCCTCGCGCACGGCCGTCGACACGCCGTTTTCGGAACGGCTGCTCTCGACAAAGCCCATGACGAGCCGCACGGCCGTACAGAACAGTTCCTTGTCTGTCGGCGTGGCCTCGCCATCGGGTGATATTCCGTGGCTTGCAAGCACGAACCTAACGGTCGCGTTGTCGGGGTAGAATGTGTTAACGATGGCGTTACACAAACTTCTTGTCGCATCGAGATTGGTCATGGGCTAGTTCTGCGTTTTGAGGGTGTAGATACCGTTCATTTCCGTGATGACGGGAAGTGCCAGCACCTCTGCCTTAGTGAACTCAACGCCGTTCGAGCCCTGTGTCTCGCCAACACCCCACTGCGATACGCGCACGCGTCCGTAATTGGAGTAGGCGACACCATTCTCGGGCTTCAACTCGTTGTTTGCCCATGCGTTCTTGACTACGCCAAGTTGGCCGTCAGGGACAAAGACGATGTTCTTCTCATTCCATGGATTGTAGGGCGTACGTACCGTGCCGTTTTGGATGACAACTTGACGACGCATGGGCTCGAAGACGGGATAGCCGTTCTCTTCCATGTACGCGTTGATGTCACGCAGCTGCACGATGCGCGAAGACTTGTCCGTGCCGTGTATCATCTGCTTCATCTTTTTCGACCTACACATGTAGGAGATGAGAGACGGGGCGAGGAGTGCCTTGCCGAACACGACCTTGTCTTGCGCCACGTCGATGATTGCCTGAATGTCTTCGAAGCAGTCCACGGTGTCGATATTGGCGGCCGTCCAATCGGTCTTCGACGTCGCGATGTTTTCCTTGGGCTGATTGTAGCTGATAGAGCCACGCACACCGCCCTCGGGGTTGGTTGTGGCGTCCAGATCGAACTTGCCCTCATTGGAGAGCGCACCGAGGAAAATCATGTCCAGCTTGCCCAACACGGAGCGCACCACATTCTGCACGTTGCCCCACATGAGGTCTACCAGCTGTTGTGTCTTCACCTTGTCGGGTAATGACTTACTGTCCAAAATTTGGAGAACCTTGCGGTAGTCCTGAATGGTGAGGGGCAGGGTGATGGCGTGGTTGAGGACGGCCTCTTTCAAGGTGTCCAGCCCGTGAGTGCCAAGGATGGCCTCTTTCGAGTTCTCCCCGATTGTGGGGGCGGCCACGGTCAAATTGTACTGCCCGATAAGCTCTTCGAAGTTCAGCCCGACTGTCGGGACATCCCATTTGAGGAACCGTTCGAAAATGATGTTGTCAAACAGCCGCTTGTTAAGCTCGCTGATTGCATCGAAGCGAACCTGCACGTTCTTCGTGAGTTCGCCAAATACAGAGCTAAAAGTGAATTGTGCCATAACTTGCATTACTGTTTGATGAACAAGATGTTCGGGTTATACTTCATGCAGATGCCGTTGAGCCAATCTGCGATAACGGGACATGCGAGGCTAGGGTAAAGGACTACCGCCTCGTAGGCCGCATCGATGGTGGGGATGCC